CTGTGGACGTAGTGAGTATGAAGCCTTGAAAGAGTTTATGCCTAAACATATTGACTGGGCTAAGCTGTCAGAGTATGAGAGTGAAGACAACACATCTGGTAGCCAGACCCTAGCTTGTTCGGGTGATAGCTGTGAGATTGTTGATCTAGTCTAAGGTGGCAGCTCTACCTAGGTATCTGCATTAAGACCCTACCAAGGGCACACCTGAGCATGTGTATAAACTGCTCACCATTTAACGTAAGGAGATACTATGTACACTATGATTACCCGTAACAACTGCAAGTACTGTGACAAGGCTAAGGCTATGTTGAAAGAAAAAGGTATCAACTTCACTACATACAATGTTGAAGAGGCGTCTAGCCGTTGGGTACTATCCTTAATGAAGGTAGCAAGTATCAAGACAGTCCCTCAAATCTTCTCTACTGATGGGAGTTTGATCGGTGGGTACCGTGACTTGGAAGATAAGATGGAGTTCGTTGGAGGTACTGAGTATTGAAACCTGTACGTAAAGCCTTTAACCGCAGCCTGTACGAAGCCTATGATGCACCCGCAAGGGCGGCACTGGTAGGTTACCTCGAAGGCAAGGGACACACCATCGTTAACAACGAAGAGAACTTCAATGTTGATGTGGTATCTCAGAAGAATGGCTTCACCTACTTCAATGAGGTAGAGGTCAAGACAGCATGGAAGGGAGACTGGAACACTAACTGGACAGAGATACGACTACCTCACCGTAAGCAACGACTGGTCGAGAAGTATGCCAATGAGAAAGGGGCACTTAACTTCTACATCTTTCGACCTGACTTCAAACAGGCATGGCGTATCAAAGACACACAGCTTACAGAGGAAGGACTCAAGGTAGCAGTGGGTCGGTACATAGCTAAAGGCGAGAAGTTCTTTCACATCCCTTACACAGAAGCAGAATTGGTTAAGCTATAATGGTACAACAACAGCCTAAGAAGAAACAAGATCCTCGACGTAGCACCACGTACAAGGGTGCCTCAAAGAAACCTCCCGTAGTGTTGTTACCTCGTACACCCAAGCAGAAAGACTTCATTGATGCCCTTTCTGAGAGCACTCAGATCTTTGTCCTTGGTCCAGCTGGTACTGGTAAGACCTACGTTACTGCTACCTTTGCAGCCAAGCAGTATGCAGCTAAACAGATTGATAAGATTGTTATCACCCGACCACACGTAGCTGTAGGTAAGGAGTTAGGGTTCCTCAAGGGTGACTTGGCTGAGAAGACAATGCCGTGGGCCTTACCTGTCCTTGACGTACTTGAGAAACATCTAGGCAAGGGTACGGTAGAGACAGCCATCAAGTTGGGTAACATTGAGATGGCACCACTGGCATTGATGAGGGGCCGTTCGTTTGAGCAAGCCTTTATCATTGTTGATGAGACACAGAACATCACAACACACGAACTCAAGATGCTGTTGACAAGGGTGGGTGAAGGGTCTACCATTGTTCTTAATGGTGACGTACAACAGTCAGACTTGAAGGAAGCAGACGGTCTGTCTAAAGTTATTCACCTAGCTAAGAAACATCTACTACCTGTACCTATCATTGAGTTTGGTGTTGATGACATTGTACGTAGTGACATCTGTGCCCAGTGGGTACGGGTATTTATGAAGGAGAAACTATAGTGGCTAAGTGGACAATAGATGGTGTTGCTAAACAACATGAGTATGAAGATTACCCTAGTGTAGAGAAGGAAGTAGACGTAGGAGGTGCCGACTACCTTCGTAAAGTACAAGGGTACATAGACCGTCTTATCGAAGAGATGGAAGGAGAGTAAAAGTTAAGCCCCAAGGAGCAATCCAAGGGGCTTTTTCTTTGTTCTTAGTAACCAGACTTCTTCTTAGTCTTCTTTGCTGGGTGTTTGTCACCCTTCATTAGCTTTCCATTGGGCATGTAGTGTGATCCCTTTGGTGCTTTCTTCTTAGTTGTTTTCTTAGCCATTACCATTTCACCTTGTTAGCCCAGTAGGCTGCTGACATTTTACCCTTAGCTATATTCTTAGCATGACGGGCCTTGAATGCTTTGTTTCTAGCTGAACCATCAGGGCTACCTTTGACACCCTTCTGTCCGAAACGAATAGTCTTAACTTTGTCACCAACCTTAGCCACGACGACATGTGACTTAGTCTTATGACTAGGGGTAGCCTTAGGTTTGTTGTAACCTGACACCCCTGCGTTCTTTAGTCGTGTATCTTTTTCTTTAGCCATTACGTTGCCTCAGTAGTTCTTCCAAGTGTTTGATTGTTACGTGTGCCTCAGCTAGTTGTGCCTTCATCTCTGCCATCTGAAGAAGCAACTCATCTTTGTCTAGCTGTAGTTTATCCATCTTCTCTGCAAGCCTGTCTACTTGTGTCTTCAGAGTGTCGTTAAAGTTAGCCACTGTAGCATCATCCTTCAGAGCCTTCTCATGGGCCATCTTAGCTTTTTGGGATAGGAACCCCCACAAACCAGCTGAACCTATTACAGCTAGAACTACGGGCATGTATTGGGTCAGGTCATTCATTTGAACCTCTTCTTTTCTAGCTGCTGACGTTGTATTAAGTTGGCTAAGTATAGTGAGTGAAAAGACATCCACACTAAGGCTGCTCCGTGGAACCATTGTGAGATGCTATGGGTATTCATCTCATGACCACGGGTAGAAGATGACCAACCTGTTGCTGTCTGTATGTGGTACACTGCTTGTTGCACAACATGAGGTTCGTGCATGACAAACTTAGCTAGAACGACAGCTGTCACGAACATATCTAGCAACAAGATGTACTTCAGTAGACTAGGGGCACCCCACACAGCAGCAGGGATAACGGCCAGACCTAAGAGGCCCCAAGTTATAATCAAGCTGTCAGGGAAGCACATAGGGTCTACTTGATAGAACATACCAGCCACCAACACAGACCAGAAGCCATAGGAAAGCATCTGGGCTGGACCATTGGCTGACATAACTTTGTCATAAGTACCTCTTAGACCTAAACTCATGGACGGTACCTACCTAGTGTTATAGTCTTCAAGAAGCCTCTCCATATCTCTTGAGGAGATGGAAGTACCCAGCCTAAGATTAGAAGTAGGACCACCCACATGGGTATGTCCTCGTTTGTTACGTTCAGTGCTTCAATAGAGCCACTAGGAGTGATGCCTGTGTTGACTGTATCAGCCTTGATGATGTCACCTACCTGAGCACCTGTCTGGTTGTTCTCAGCACCTGCCTGTACGTTAGCAGCTACGTTAGGTCCACCACCAGTGAGCAAGGACATGGGGTTAAGACACCCACCTAGGGAAAGAGAAAGAAGTAGAAGGATTACAAGTCTCATTCTGGTGCTGGCCCCAAGTCTAGTTTGAAACGGGTACCTTCACCTTGAGGAACACCCAGAGCAGCACCCCAGATCCGCATCTTACCGAAGTACGTCTGACCGCCTAAGGCTTCTTCTGCAAGTCTCTCGTAGCCTTCGATGTCACCTGTCTCTTTCAAGACTAGGGCTTGCTGTAGTTTAGTACCTCTTGGTCCCGTGTTGAAGTCATACACATCTTCTACGATAACACGACCATTTTCGATACGGACATTACCTTCACCTGTACGTCCAATAAGAGTAGCCATACGGTAGTTAGGGTCTGTGAAAGACTTTGTAGCTGTTTCACCAAGGTCTGACATGAGGATACTCTTGTCTTCAAAACCCCAAGTCTCATAACTAAAGCTACTCTTACCCTCATTGATAGTTTCAATAGCCTTTTCTCTGAGGAAGTCGTAGTCATCCCCCAAGTCTTCTGAGGTGATGTCGATCTTACCATCATTAGCAAGGAACTCAGCAAACTTAGCAGCATTGATAGGTAGAACGGCATTAGCTACAGGTGCAGCAAACATCAATGCTTTAACTGTTGACTCTGGTCCTACAATGGCATCAGCTGTAGTACGAACAGCATCCTTTACAAAGGAACCAATGCTTGAAGCCGTCTCTACTACGTCATCCATTTCTGGGAGTGCTTCATATACATCTTCAGCTGCATCTGCAACATAATCTGCACCAGATTCGAGAGCACTAGAAGCTTGATCTACTACAGATTGCCACATAGGTGTAGCTGCTGCGACCTCTTGACCGATCTCAGTAGCAACTTTGTCAACTGTGTTGATTACTGCTCCTACCACACCAGCAACATTGGAATAATCTTTAGCCATTTGTGTCAATCTCCTTGATGATCTTGTCCAAGGTGCTGTTGTTTACGTGTTTAAAACCTTCCCAGATACTACGGAGGTTCTTACGTTTAGCTTGTGGGTTGTTAGCCCTAGCTAGGTTCTCACGAGCAAGGAATAGGAACATCTTGTCTTGTGTTTCTTTGTTGAATACAGTGTCTGAAGGTAGATTCATACGGTTAGTCAGGTCACGTAGTGTAGACCCTACGATCTGGTACTTACCCATAGGAGTGGAGGTAAGACCTTTCTTGTATGCGTATGTATTCTTAGCTAGACGTGGCTTAACGTACTGGCCGTAAGCACCTGTTGCACGAGAAAACTTAATAAGTTCACCTATAGTCATGTTAGAGACAGACACACCTTTAAAAGGTGTACCACCCTTCTCAAAGTTACCATACAAAGTATCGTACCCACCTGCTTCGACCTTACGTAGGGTAGTTTGAGTGGTTGACTGTGGTTGTAGACTAGACTCGGCAGACGTAGGTTGTGTCTTTACAGGTATTTTGTACAGCTCAATAAAAGTCTCAGGTTCAGCTAGTCCTGTCACCTCAAGGTCAATAGAGTTTTGGAAGTTGCTTATAGCTTTTCTTGTAGCTTCCCCGTAGATGCCATCAGCCTTACCTACTTCAGTGAAGCCTCTTGCAATCAAAGCAGTCTGAAGTTCTTTAACCCTTTCACTACTGTCACCAAACACAGGCATCACAGCTTCTACTGCACGATCTGAGTAATCCCTAGCCATTGAATCAACCTTCCTTTTTAAGGAGTTTGCCATCGGCAGGGTTGATAAACCAAGAATTAGCAGGGAGAGCATCAAAAGCTGCATCTGTTTCCTCATCTGTTGCCCCTTCTAGGCCTAGGCTAAACGGACTCTGCTGTGTACCTTTTGTTCCCAGTTCAGTTTGAGTAATAGCATTAACTGCTGTGTTAGCTGCTTCAGTGGCAAAGGCTTGATCTTCTTCAACCTGAGTTACATCAACACCAATCTTTTTACCATATTCCTTAAACTGAGCAATCCGTTCTGGGATACCCTTTACTGTGTTGTACCTACCCGATAGACCTGCCCAGAAAGCTGACTTCAGTACTTCAGTAGAGGCTAAGAACTTTCTGTACTCAGGCGAGTTAGGTGTAATGTCACCCGTTGCAGCTAGACGGTTCTGTAAACGGGACTGTGCAGTAGTTCCCTGTTTCCACATGGCTTCAAAGTCACCATTGTAGTACAAGTCAGCTACAGCCTGTAGTTGTCGGACCTCAGGAGTGTCTGAACCCGTCAAGGCCCACTTGCCATTTAGAATGCCTACAGAAGGAAGACGATCTACCATACCTGCTGCTGCTTTAGCATGTACTGCCCTGCTTCTATCCAAGGCTGCACCCATTTGTGCTCGAAGAGTGGCTGAAATACGACCTTGTTCACCACCCTGTTTAGACATACTGTTTAAAATACCGATAGTATTCTCTGCAAATAAGCCATCTAGGTTTTCCTTGGAACGGGACTCAACTTTAGACAACAAGTAAGCCTGAGAAGTTACAACTGATGCAAAGGCTTCGATTGACTCAGGTGTCTTTAAGGTTGATTGAGAAAAGGCTGAGATTAGTTCACGGTTAGAGGTTAAGGCTCCAGTAAATTCCTTGTTGTCAACTGTGAAACCTTTATCTTCTATAGTCTTGTAGGCTTCAGATAGACTTGCTGGAAATGGTTCATTGATAGGAGGAACAGACCCAGTGCCTGTACCTATTTCTCCACTTTCACCTAAACCCATGGCCTCTAGAACAGCTGGGTCAAAGTTCAAGTCACTGTACCGTACAGTCGGTGTCTCTGACATAGTAGAAAGTTCTGCTGCGAAGGAAGGTTTTAGTTTAGCAGCTAAATCTATCATAACCTCTGGGCTAGACATAGCCAAGATTGCTAGGGGATCGTCTTTAGCAAGGTTAAGAGAAATCTGTGCCATTAAAGACTTAGCTTTAGCTGTAGCATCCTTAGCATCGTAGTTTTCTAAGGCTTCAAAGATAGCATCAAAGGACTGAAGCTTAGTTTCCATCTTAGCCCAAAGAGCCAGAGCCTGTTCACCCGTAGGTTTCTGGAAGGCTGGCTGTCCTTTAAGGCTTAAGATAGCCCCTCGCATTCTTTGCAAGTCTTCGAGGCTAAAGTTACCCCCTTCGATCTCCACGTTTAAGGCTGATACTAAAGCATTACCGAATGAGTCAAGGGTCTGCATGTTTTGTGCAAAACCTTTCATGTAGCTCTGGTTACCTTGAAGGATACCTGCATTGGCTGAAATAAGATCAGCTTGATTTGTTTGGATAGCTCTTGATTGAGCTTCCTCTGGGGTAATCTTCTCCCCATTAGCAGTAGCATTGTTTATCTCTACCTGTACCAAACCAGCCCGTACTACATCTGGCTGGCTGTTCCACAACTCTACAGTAGTGTCTTGAGTACTGGTTGGTTGAACAGGGACAGCAAAGACATCACCTACCATTTGAACAGCAAGTGCTCTCTCTTGTTCGTTCATATCTAACGTAGCAAAAGTAACAGCATACTTCTGACCAACTTCGTCCTTCGACATACCTTTAGCTAGGTCTGCTTGAGCATTCCGAAGAGTACCTGCGATGGTACTACGGTCTCGGTCTGTTTGTGTAGGGGCATTAGCAGCTTTTGTACGGGCCTCTGCCCTTGCATACGTGTCACCTAGTTGGACTAGGGAACTAAGAACCCCTGTAGCCCCTGAGACAGCCATTCTCTGAGGTACTACACCCTGAGAGTATGCTCCAGCCCCTTCAATATTCTGTTCTACTGTAAAAGACGCCATTTCTTATTCTCCCTGTGCAGCCTGTGCTGTAATCTTTGCGGCATCCGACTGCCCACTTGTTTTCTTAATTAGATCAACTGTCTTTTCCATACTGATGATACTGGACTTTAGTTTGTGTTGGTTCTCTATAGAGAAACCTCCGTCCTCAATAAGGTTGAGAGCATCGTTGTACAACTCTTTACCTTCCTTTATCTTAGCAGGTTCTCCAGTTAAAATCAAGGCAATTCCTTGATCTGCGTAACGATTTATTCTTGACCGAGCATCTCTGAACTTAGAATCCTCTGAGTAAGAGATGTCCTTAGTATCATAGTTATTAAGAACTCGCATAGGTGTAGCACCAGCAGTCATTAGAGCAACCATTCCTAGGTTTGATCTCTCTTCCTCTGAGAACTCACCAGCAATACCTCTACGTTTACTACGATACTGTCCAGTTTCTACCAACTCTACAATCTTAAAGTACATATCCGCAGAGGCTATACCTCTAGTCAAGGCTTTTAGTTCTTCTTCAGCTACTTGTTTATGTCCACCGTGTAAAGCATTCATTAAACCTTTGATAGATGTAAATGTGTCAGCACTGATCTGAGCAAAAGGACCGCCTAAGGAGGAGTATAGTGGGTCTTCAGCAAAGATGTCCTGATACTGTTGAACCAGACCACCTAAAGGAGAGATACGAGTGCCTAGTGAAATATCTTCACCTACAAGTTCAGACAATAAGAAGTCAAAGAACCCAAACTTAACACGGTTCAAGGTCTCAGCTACGTTAGGGTCTTCTGGGTCTTTACCGAGGGCTACGAGGGCAGCTGTCCACTTAGGTGTGAAGCCCATACCCCGTGTACCAAACAAAACAGTGTTAACGGCTACCATCTGAGCTCTTTCAGCCTTGGTTAGGTCACGGCCAATAAGAACATTGTCAACAAAACGGTTAGTATAGGACATCCACTGTGTAGCTAGACCCAGTACTGGTCCGTCTTGGTAAGCACCCTTCTGTCCAGATGTCATACGGAAGGTAAGTACTTGCTCTCTGTTAGCTACCCACTGTATCCCAGCCTCTGAAAAGACATCATCAGATATTCTTTTAGCTGAGTGCTCTGAAACAGCAGTCGCAGCAGCTGCTACACGTCCGTATAGTTCTCCTAGTTTGTAAGGTGTCAACCCCTGCTCAAGCAATTCACCAGCTTTAGAAGTAGCAGTATCAAATGTGTCACCACTACGTTCTAGGACAGAGGTGCCTACAATATCCCGACCTGACTGCTTCATGTACTTAACAGTGTCGATCATTTCTTGCTTGGTCATACCAGCAAAACCTGCCTCGAACAACTTGTCAATGTCCTTTAGGATAGCACTCTCAGTTTTCAGCATAAGAGTAGCAATGACAGGCACAGCAGCCTGTACTTTCAGTCCGTGTATAGGTGAGATAGCTGCAATCTGTGCAACGTGGGAGGCATTAAGTACCATCTGTGCAGGGTTAGCAAAACCCATCTTAAGGTGGAAAGTAAAGGCTCTAGCTTTACCAGCTGCCCCACCTAACCAATCCTCTGGATTAGTAGTTGATCCTTTCTTAAACCCGAACACACCCTTATCGTAGATTTGTTGGGCAAGTGCAGCATAGAAGTTATTCTCTTTGTCTGTACGTTCCATCAAACCCATACGGTTCTGGATTGCTTTCTGCTGTTGAGCCATCTCAAGCTCAACTGGTGAGTTACCTGAGACTTTAGCTGTACGTAGAAAGTCTTCATTTGTTACAGGTATAGCACCATTTTCAAAGGTTACGTTACCTTTACGTTGTTTTTGCAGACGACGAGCCTTAGATACCCAACCGTTAATAGAAGCCTGTGTCGCTTTGTAGTGAGTATAACGGTAAGCACTAGACTTAAACTGTTCAACAATGTTTTGGATAGGGTCTTGGTTCATAACCCGTTCACCACCGTAGTTCATAAGAGGTGTGTCACCACGTTTACGGGCTACTCGGAAAGACTGATACTCCCCAGCTGTCATACTAGAACCAAACGGTAACTCTTCGACAACCTTCTGGTCTCGGCCTCTGCGAACAAACTCAGTGGCAAAGGTTTCTTTGTGTTTAGCAGCCATCTTCTGAAGGTCTGCAAAGTTTTCAATAGACGGGTTCCAAGAATTGCTACGGGCAATCACGGCGTTGACATTAACAAGGTCATCACCAGCAAGTCCCAAGTCTTTGATTGTCTTTACACCTGTGCGTTGCATAATTGGTTCTAGTACAGCCACAATAGCATTAAGTTCTTGAACTGCTTTATCAGCTTCTTTACGGCTGTAAGAACCTATCAGTGTACGGAAACCTTTTCCAGCTTTCTTACCACCGACTAAAGTTTCTTCATACTGAGTACCAATAAAGTTAAGGATTGTCTCGTTGTTACGAGGTCCACCTACGTTATAACCTAACACATCTGACTTCTCTGGAATACGGCTATCCGTTACATCAGTTACAAACTCGTAGAACTTACCTTTACCTGCATCATAGGGTTCATCTAGACGGTAGACAATACGTTCACCAACCTTGTTGCCTTTGATAGAGCCTTGCAACCTGCTATAAACTACATCATCTTCAGCTACTTTAGCTACCACACCTACAGTGTCATATCCTTCGTCAACTGTAACTAGACGACCGCCTCTGGAGATTACGTCCTTTAGGATTTCAGTAGCTCTAACATTCCATGCTGCATTGTTGAAGTCAATTAAGGCACGGTAGGCTTTCATTGTATTTTCAGTAGGTACAGTCTGTGTTACTTCAAAGTAGTCAAGTGCAAACTGTTCTGAGCTAGGTGCTTCTCTTTGTGCAGCTTTACCTTGCTGGGTGTCGTTAAGAGGTTTGTCACGATAGGCTGTGAAGACTTTATTTAGGCCTTCCTTCTCAGTCTTATTAAGTTTATTAAGAACCTTGAACTCTTTAGTAGCCAGTTTATTAACTTTAGCTACTATGCCTTCGGCTGCATTCAACATAAAGCCTAGGCGGGGGCCAAGTGTAGTCTGTGGGGCAGAGAATAGACCAGCTACGGCTCTTTTAAACACGCCTTCCTGTAGGTTGACATCCTCAATGTCGTCACCTAGAGCCTTTGTGTTTACTTGTTCTTTGTACTCAAGGTACCAGCCACGTTTTTCTTCTTTAAGTCCATAGGTACCTTCTACTTCTTCGGCATTACGACGAACGGGGGTGTACCTTGCATCACCTTTTACAGCTTTCATAGCAGCTGCCTTAGTTGTAAAGGCTGCACCTGTGTCTGACTTACCAATAAGCACAGAGTACACAACTGTATCTGACTCACCAGTAACCAAACGGGACATCTTAACAGAAGCATTAGTAGTCATTGTCGCAATGCGTTCACCAACTTCAGCAGCTGCCTCTGTAAGGTTCTGGCGAGAGAAGGTACTACCTGCAACGGGTGACCGCATAGCTGCTAACATTCCATCGAAGATCATAGAAACTCTAGTACCCTCTTGCACTGTCGCAGAGTGTGGTACATTAACAGAGTTACTAGGGTTAAAGGTGTCTGGACCTGCGTGGAGTACTGCTGAGTTAGGGGTGCCTTTAGAGTTTAGCTGTTGCACTGTAGCTTCAGCACCTGCAACTTCGCCTCTTACAGCTGTTACCACCTCTGAGGATGACTTAGCTGACAGAACTTTAGAAACTGTATCTCTTGCCGATATGGTGCCTTTAACAGCACCTTTAACAGCACCTTTGCCAACAGCTAGAAGTGAGTTACGTACTACAGCAGATGCACCTATGGTGGCTGCGTCAACTAGACCCATGAACTGGACAAAGTTAGCATCGTAGTCAGTACCAAACTTATCTACGTTACGTCTAATCTCAGCTAGGTTCTCGTACTCACGAATAGTCAAGGACTCAGCATTAGCTAGTTCGTTGTCCCAGTACTCATCAAAGTCCTCTGAAGGGAGCAACAAGGTGTTAGCATACTCTTCTACCTTAGCTTCATTCTTACGCAGTGTGCCAGTGAACCAAGCTGTTGTAACTTCTTTAGCAAACTCAATACCACCAGCTGATAACCAACGGAAAGCAGAGGGATCGGATTCCTCCATACGGGCAGCAATACGACCTTGTAGACGTTCGTAGTTAGTGAGCATACGAAGTGTCTCAGGGTTGACTGTATCGTCTTCAACCATTAAAGCACTACTAAAGATAAACTCCCGTGGGGAGAGGGTAGCCTTAACCCTAGCTTCATAGGCTGACGCCATGCGGCCAGCTTCCTCTAAAGGAACACCAGCATCGTATAGAGTTTCAAGGTAATCATCTAAGTCAGGGTACTCCCTAGCTAATTTCTCATGGGAGTAGTCACCGTTAGCTCGTGCTTCAGAAACAACAACAGGGTCTTCTCCTAAGAGAACAGCCTGATCGTGCACTGTAGCCAACTCAAGAGGCGACTTAGGGTCAACCTTCTTCGGTACCTCTGCTGCGTCAACAGCAAGGGTATCTTCAAGGCTGGTCAGGGTGTCTTCAAAGGAGGAGATCATTTAGTAGTATCCTTTATTAGGCTTTAAAGAAGCTCTTCACGTCAGCTGCGCCTTCGTTTATAGCACCCGAATTGTTTAAGCTAAAGCTTGCAACCTGTGTACCTAGCTGGGCAATGTTAGAGTATCGTTGAGACTTAGCTTGGAAAGTGCTGGCTTGGTTGCCGAACATAGTAGCTCTTTGTCCTAGGCCACTCATTTGTGTACCGAAACCTAAGGCCGAACCTAGGTTTGAAGCAGCTGCGCCTATACCACCTGAAAGACCTGAACTTTGCGAGGTACCCGCAGCCTGTGCAGATGCTCTAGACCTAGCAGTATTTAAGATGTTAGAACGAATAGCTGCACGTCTTTGTCTACGTGCTTGGAGGTCTTGTGCTTTTTGCTGGGCATTAGCTCTGTTCACAGAAGCTACGTTAGCAGCCTTTGCAGCTTTGTTAGCTTTGACAGTACCAGCCACGGCTACTGTTGCCCCTGCGATTGCGATTGCTGTTGCTGTTGCTATTACCATTTTATATTTCCTTCATGTAGACCGACTCAAACTTTTTATATCCTAGTCGAGTGTATAATTTCTCTAGATTGGAGATACCTTGAATGTCTCCCATACCTATGTATTGAGCACGTTTGCTCTTCGCCCAGTCTTCGTATGCAAAAACAAGTTTTAATGAACTGGGTTTTCCTCTATAAGATTTAGATACAAACCAAGCAAGCTCCGAAGCTATTGTTGTGTGAGACATATACATCTCGGTAACTACTGCAACGATAGCCCCTACAATATCTCCGTCTACTTCTAAAACAAGTATCGTCATTGTGTCAGCCTGTAGGGCACTAAATAGAAAGGCTTCTGTCTTAGCTTTACTCCACTTGTGAGACTGTGGGGCTTCCTTGGAGAACTCTTTTGCCAAGATTAAAATGTCAAAGACATCATCCTGAGTAGCTTCCCTTATCTTAGTAACTGTTGTTTTTTGCACCAATAACCTCGTATCCTACTAGATGAAAGTCTTTACCTAACGTGCTTTCAAATCTAAGTTTCATTGAACGTCCACGTCCACGTACTTTAGACTTAGTGACAATGGTGTCAGTGGGGTAATGTATAGAACCTAGATCAGAAGGGTCAACAACTGGAACATCTTTTAGTTTGTAGATTTCCCTAGGAGTGCTGTTAGTTTTATTTAGGTTCCAAGAGACCGACATCAAGCAGCTGGAAGGATTGATAAACTCGTACCCTAAACCGTTAGCCACGTACCCGTCCTCAGTTACTCGCATGTACGTTGTCACGTAAGGTACGTTCTTGAATGTTGTCATGTCTCCCATGAAATCATAACCAGCTTCAGTATAACTCTTATAGTCTGCTGTACCCCAGTCGAGGTAGCCGTCACCTTTAAATGTAGCAAAGGTCATCTTACCAGTTGCCCCATCTCTGACAAGCATTTTAATTTCACTATCGCCTTGAAGGAAGTCTCTATACAAAGTTGCTTTAACTGTGTCAGAGCCATTGACAATGGTATCTAAACCGTTGACTACTTGTGTCTCAGTAGACGTAGAACCTAACCCTGAGAAGTAAGAAGTACCAATAATGTAGGAGGAATTACTGTCAGTATCCTCTACTCGCCAAGGGTAGAAGGCTTGTAAAGCTAAGTCCATAATGAGTATGTTGTTGTACTTATAATCAACAGCCTCGTTAGCATCGGGGTAGAACCAGAAAACTCTTTTGTTTACTTTGTCATACTCTACGTGTACTTGTGCTTTCTTCTCGTTAGGGATACCTACCCAGAAAGACTGAATAGTTCCTAGAGAAAGGTTCTGGGCTGTAGGTACGTTCAGTGATTCACCTTGCTGAATGGCATGAATACCAGTCTTACTCCACCAAAGAGGAAGTCCGTCAGCTACTACAAAGGAGTTTTCGTTCGTTAAGCCTGTATCACTAAGACGAGTAATAGCATACTCTGTGGCTCGGAACACGTTGTCAACACCAGCAACAGCCCATACTCCGTTCTCAGCAAAGACCAAGAGAGAAGCACCTAGTACGTGCAGCTTACGAATATTGTAGGCATCAGGGATACTTACAACACCACCGTCTGTGTCTAGTAAGTCACTGATGATTTCGGAGGTAGGGTCATAGACTTGGAAGCAGTTACCTACATCAGCCAGTCGTTCAGTTAGACGGGAGAAGTAAATCTTACCACCGTTCTTAGCTGAGTCAATACCTGAGTAGAACACACGTCCAGCATAGGCTGCAACAGTAGTGAAACGGCCTGTCTCTACTTCTGTAGTGAGGCCTGATCTAACCTTGTTAAACACGTCAACTACGAAGTGACCATTAGCTGCAAGGGATGAACCTGTATAAATTTCTTCCCAGTCAGTAGAGCTAAAAGCACCATCCGCAGTCTTACCAGCATACCAAGCATGTGTGAGAGCAAAGGTAAAGGTTGAGGGTCCACCGCCTTCTCCCCAGCCTACGTTCTTAGCATCGTAAGTACGTTCGATAGAAGGGGAGGAATCGTTTTGAAAATACTCAGAGGTTACTTCAACATCAGAACCTTGCCAAGCAAAGTCACGTTCCTTGAAGTCAATAGAAGAACTTGAAAAAGTATTAGCAACTGGATCGTACTCTAAGTAGAATGTGTTTAATGCTGCGGATGCTACAATGAGAGCACCATTCAAAGAGGACACTTGAATACGGTTGTCAGAAGGAGAAAGGTTGTTGCTTGCAGTCTGTGTATTCAGATCAAAAGAGTAATTGAACCTGTTAGCTGAAAGAGGTTCTTTAGCTTTATCGTAGATGTAAAGAAGGTTGTTAACTTGAACAACTAAGAACTCAAGACGAGCCTGACCTGCTACGTTAAACCAGTCTAGTGTCTGGACTAAAGCACCCTCAGGAACTACAACCGTAGACAGTACGTTGTTCTCTTCTAGAGTTAAAGCCTTGCGACGACGACGAGTGCCGTCCCGTTCTAGGGAACAGTTAAGCTCATCAACAGAAGCATTCTCAGGAAATGTAAGTTCAGAGGCCTCAGTAATGAGACCTTTGATAAACGTGTTAACCGTTCTCTGCGACAGGCTTTGTGCCATTCAGTTTATCCTTCTCGGCCTTACGTTCTTTTGATCTAATGTTGACAGCTTTGTTAGGGGTAGGTTTCTTACCTTCTAGGTGTAACAGAAGAGCTTTTAAGGCTCCAGAGCTACCTGTAAAGTTACCAGAAATCTCTTGTGGTACTGGACCACCACCTTCATACACGATCTTGTAGAACTTAAAACCACCCTGAGATTTACAAACCTTCATAGGTTTCTCAGTCTTGTTACTTTCTACTACGATCTCCTGTCCGTCTTGACTCTTTGTAATCTTAACGTCTGCCATAGTCATTTTTAGTTCTTCCTACTTTTACTCGGTGCATGTCATTCTGAACGTAGCTCTTTTGTCTACGGGCAGCCTGTTCGATCTTAGGATCGGAGCCAGACTTAAACAACGACATAGCTGTTGATTTAGACTCAGCTAATAGGAAAGGGAACATTGTGCCATCTATGTCAGGTACAAATCCGTCTGAGGTAGTGTCGAATGTCGGGTAACGTACACCGTAGGCTCGTGTCTTGGCTGATGGTAGGGTAGCCTCTACAGTGGACTTGTAGCTGTCTAAGACAATGTGTTCATCATCGAACGTGGTGTAGTAAGAGGGCATTACATCATTACGTATAAGCAGAGTAGTGTCAGCCTGTACATCAAGAACCTTGAGAGTATTAGAAGCTTCACTGTTTCGATTGTCTGAAACACCAAAGAACTCATCAGGTGTCAAGTACTGTAGACGCCGATACTCTACACCACCTGTAACTTCAGATACGTTGTAGCTTAAGGACTCAAGGTTCTTAACTCTAGCTGGAAACACAAAGTGTGTAGGTCTAGCAGATTGAGACAGGGAGTTTAGCTTGATAGCTTGGGAGTGCTCTGGTATAAACCGAGAAGCAATCATATTAAAGTAAGATGTCTTAATAACTTGAACAATCTGCTCTGCTTCATTAGAGTCAGAAATACTGTTAATCTCCTCCGAGTCCATGTCGGATAAGATGTTCTGGACCATTTCGAGGAGAGTCATCTTCATGTTATGCACTCATTCCAATAATGGAGACATAGATGTTTGCGTAGTTTACGTCTACGTTATCTGTATCTGCTTTAGTTTTAATTTCAATGTAGTCGTTCTGAACAAGAGAGGTAACACCTGTTACACTAATAGAACCCCAAGTACCTGTAGCAATACTACGGATAGTTCGTGACCCTACAATCTCAGTACCGTTCTTAAACAAAGCCCACTCTACATTCTTTGTTGGTCCAGAGGACTGAGTAGAGGACATGGTTAAGTTAATAAGACCTGTAAGGTTTGTTGAATCATCATAAGAAAAACGAAGGTTAGGGGATGTAACTACAGTAAAACCTGTTACATGTGAATCAGCAATAGAGGGAGATAGGAACTTCTCTGCTATGTCCGTATCAAGAGAGTAAGCATAAGGACTAGATGAAGCAAAGGCTGTGGTGGCACCTAAGTGCCGATGGATAGGTTGCCATGCACCACTACCAGAACCGTTAGCAACGTAAGCTTCACCACTGTTAGCTGTAGAAGTACCCTTAGGTTCGTGCAAGGCATTACCAGTAAGGGAGGAGTGTTCGACGTTAGCCATTGTTATTGGTCCTTATCGGGGGAGACTTGTTAAGACTATTATACACACATGTAAATATCTTGTCAAGAGTAAAGTAGTAAAGGGAGGAGATTTCTCCCCTCCCCTTGTATTTTAGTTACGCAAGAGGTGCAGTCAAAACTGTTACCAAGTTCTCTGGACGGTACAACTTCAGACCGTAACGTGCAGTAGTAACGAACTCTGTACGTTGGTAGTCTTTGTTATACTCTGTGTCCACAGTTGGCATCTGACGCCATGCACCAACGAATGGCAACACAGTTTGGTCAGCAGAGAAGAACATGTTAGTCTTAGCATTGTTGACAGTTGTTCCACCGATTGTTTCAGCAGCTTCTGTCTTCAAGTAGTTTGAAGTGTAAACATCGAAACCGTAGATGTTAGCAATGAACGACATGCCAGTTGCGATACCATCACGTACAACGCCTTCCCAACGTGGGTTGTTGGATACGTTAGTTAGGTTTGACAAAGTGTTCAGTTCAAACTCAACAGATGGGTCAACGATTGCAACTAGGTTACGTTGTGGAACTTTACCAGTTTTAAGGGCAAGGTTTGCCTTAGCAAAGTCTTCAACGCCAATCTTACCACCAGCACCAGAACCGAGCATACGGTGTGCAGTGCCATTGATTACGTTAGCATCGTCAAGTGTCTGCTGGCCACCAAGAGCCATGATGTCTGTTTCAACACGTTCCATCA